ATATGAATATACAAAGAACAAAACCTGGTCAAGGATATCATGTATGGCATTATGAAGATGGACAGTATGGTGCAAACCGAAGAATGTTTGCTACTATGCTATACCTAAATGATGTTGAAGAAGGTGGGGAGACAGAGTTTCTATATCAACATGTCAGGTTCAAACCCAAAAGAGGAACGTTCTTGATATGGCCAGCACACTGGACACACACTCATAGAGGTAATCCTCCTCTATCGGGAGACAAATACATAGTTACTAGTTGGATTGAAAATCAAGACATCTAGTGCTATACTAAATAATACACTTATCATTCTAAACTATGGATGCTGAAAAAATGGTGGAAGAGTTCACCAATCAACTGAAAGAACAAAAAGCAACAATCGTCGAACTGGAGAAACAACTAAGCACTCGTAAAGAACAGACGTTGAGATTAGAAGGTGCCATCGAAGCACTTAATATGACACTCAAGGAACCAGAAGAAAATGCCACTGAAAAAGTCAAGTGAACTTAGAGCACAAGAACATGTAAACTCTAGGCAGTTTCATATTAAATTTGATGGAACTGCCGAGACATGCCCTTACAAAGTAGGAGATCTATATGAAGGTCGACCTATTGTATCATTAGGTTTTAACTCGACCTTGTATGGACATACCTATCATTTAATTGTAGAAAGAGATAAAACACACCTAAGAACTAAGTTTGTATTTGATGAGAAACACGATATCAAATTTTGCAAACCTGTAGAACGAATGGGCAAACAGATAAGCGAAGGTGAAGTTACAAAGCTGTTAGCAAAGGCAGGAGACGGAACTTCATAAATATATCTGAAGGACTTATTGTACCACAGAATGAAGAAGGTAATAGTAAGGATCAACGATAACTATAGCATAGATCAAGCATGTGCAGCGATCTTGAAACTATATGGTTACTTATCCTTTGTCGAACAATTTAGAACATTTCAGATAATTACCTTTGATTGCCCTACAAGGTATGAGAGTAATTTACTAAATCAGTTAAAAGCATTGAATGTAGTTAAGAATGCTACATGGGATGCTGAGGTATACGCAGGAGACCCCATGCCTACTGAGGCATCTCTTAACGTAGATACTTCTGGATCTAATAATATTAATACTCCTGCATCAGGACAAGCAACACAGAATACTAGAATTTTAACAACTACTGGAAGTGGAACAATATATGTAAAGGTTCAAAATTTTGGTGGTAGTGATTTCTTTGTGTTCTCTGGTACTCCATCTGGAACATATAGTAGATTTTATAATCAAACAGGTTTCATGCAAGGTGGAACTTATACGTTTGACCAAAGTGATTCTTCAAATGCGGGACATCAACTTAAGTTTTCTGAAACACAAGATGGAACACATACGACAGGTGGCACAGGTGCTCTGTCGACAGGAGTAACTTATACAGGAACAGCTGGTACAGATGGAACGACTGTATTGACAGTTAGTGCATCAACACCATCTATCATCTATTATTATTGCTCTACTCATGCAGGAATGGGAAGGTTCACTGCAACTCCAGATAGATATGGAACAATTAATATTCATGACTACTGGCATTTAGATAGAGTTACAAAACAAGATAGGCAATATTTAAACAGACAATTTAGTCAGACATCAAATGGATCAGGTGATGGTGTAGATATCTACATCATAGATTCTGGTGTTCGTGGTGCTTCTAGACCAACAGGTAACAACGCAGCATTACATCCAGAGTTATACGATCCAGATTTTGTTACTGACTTAAACGGAACTGCTGAACAACAAAACTATAGAGTGTTTCAATTAAGTCATTTTGCAGGAACCTATGGGTCTAACAATGAAGACGACAACGGACACGGTACATATTGTGCTATTCTTGCAGCTGGAAGAACAGCTGGAATATGCAACAACTCAAAAATATATGCATTAAAAGCATTTAATAGTAATGTAAGCGGATCTTACGTTGGTATATTAGGAGCATATCAAGCAATTATAGATCATAATGATAGCACTAATGCTAATTACAAAGGAAACAATCGTCCAGCTGTTATTAACTCATCATTCGGACCTACAATTCCTACACAGAACTCACCTAACATAGAACTTAATGATAGTGGAGATGACACAGGAACTGACGAGGAAATGTTAGATGATATTGAAGGTACAATAGCAGGACAAAAAAATCTTATTATTGTTAGATCTGCGGGTAACGGATTTAAAAATAGTAGTGATGTAACCGCAGGACCTTTACAAACCAAATGTGTAGCGGGTGCAAGAACAGCAGGATATGCAGATAATAGCAATGGTGGTATCAACAACGTAGATACAAACCAAAACAAGATTACAGTTGGTGCTACATCTTACAATGACAGATGGGCGTTTTTCTCCAACTATGGTTCTGGTTGCACAACAGTCGCACCTGGCGAAAAAATTCTTGTTCCTTTTTATGACTGGACTGCTAACACACCATATACAAGTACAACAAACTATAATACTATAGATGGTACATCATTTTCAGGTCCTATTGTTGCGGGCATTATGGCAGCATGGTGTGGTAAGAATGGATATACATTAACTACAAATAACTTATGTGGTTTAGCAAAAAGTTTTGCGAGAACCACGGGATCAGCTGGTGATATTAGAACGGGCACACATGCTAACTATCCTATAAACAGCATAGTAGATAAGAAACTTATAGACAATCCATATGTCACATTATCGGGAAGTAGTTTTGTAGAGGTTAAATTCAATCCAGCTGACTCATCTCACTTCTTAGGAAACGTAGGTAAGAAAGTACAACTTAGAACTACAGGTTCTACAGCAGGAGCAGGATCTGCTACACCAACAACTTACAACCTAACAACCACTGCACCTTCATCTAGTTACTACACTCTTAATGGAACAGATAGAAATGGTTCTGTTACTGGTAACAATGCAGGAGTTACAGTTTATGTTGGAGATACAATCAACTTTAACTTAAGCAATGTATCAAGTATTCACCCATTTTATATCAGAGTATCAAGTCAAGGTAGTAACGTAACAACTCCAACTGCTACTGGTCAAGGTTCTACAGGTAATGCAACAGTATCGTGGACACCCGCACAAGCAGGAACTTTTTACTATCAATGTAGTATCCATCCTGGCATGATAGGAACTATCACAGTTCAATCTGCACCTGGCGGTAGTGGTGGTGTAGTGGTTGGTGGTATAAACTTATCTACATTGTCACAGTCTGGTTGGTTAAACATAGCAGCAGAAAGTGCAGTTAATAACAGTATTACTATACAAGCACCTAACAACGCTACAGCTGGTACAACAGGTGGTGGATCGAATAACTATTTGGCATTAATTAAGTCGGAAGAAAAAACACATGAAAGTTATGATGGTGTAGTATCCACATCAACATCTTTAACATCATCAACAGATACACAAGAATCAGCAGGACAAAGTTCTCCTGTTACTTACTACCCTGTAGATTCTGGTGTTGATTTCAATTACAATGGATCGGGTGCATCTCTTACCACTTCTCGTGGTATGTTCTATCCTTTCATAGACACGAACGTAACTTGGCAAACTTCATCTGGAACATTTGCAGGAAGTCCATATGCTAACGGTGCTACTGTTAATCTAGATTTAGGTCTACAGGGAACTACATTTGCAAACGAACCAACCTTTGAAGCATACACTTTGAGTGGTGATTCTATTGGTGCTACTGGTTTAACATTTGATACATCGACAGGCAATTTATCTGGAACAGTAACATCTGATTATCTTGATACAACTTATAACTTTACAGTCACAGAAAATGTAACTGGTAACGCACAATCATATGCATTCACTACAACTGGAACTGGTGTTCTTGTTTCAATTACACAACAACCATCAAGCGGTAGTATAGAAGCAGGATCTGGTGGAACAGTCACCTTCGGACCTGTAGCGGGTATTAGTGATGATGGATCTACTATTGTATTCCAATGGGAGTTCTCAGTTAATGGTGGTCTAGGTTGGGCGACAGTTACTGATGGTGGTGGATATAGTGGAGCAACTACAAATACACTGACTGTGGATGATGACTTTGCTAAAAACACTTATCAGTATCGTTGTAAGTTAGAAACTAGTACTACAGTTGCACCAGCTTACACAAACGCAGTTACATTAACAGTATTCAGAGTTATCACAGTAGATACACAACCAGTAAATTCTACACCTATTGCTCCTGCAGCAGGATCATTTACAGCAGTTGGTTCTACCAAAGATAGTGCTACAGTCGCATATCAATGGCAAAAATCTGAGAACGGTGATGGTACAAACTATGCTGATATAAGTGGTGCTAACACTACAACATATGCAACTGGTTCTACAACCTACGATGATAGTTACGGTGATTACTACCGATGCAAACTCACTGCAACTGGTGCAAGTGATGTATTCAGTAATGCTGCTAGATTATTTGTTCAGAGAACTATTAATATAACATCACAACCAACCAATACAA